TTACACAAAAGTAGGAGCAAAAATTAAATGATAGTAGGTTATATAAGAGTTTCTTCAGTTGATCAGAATACAGCAAGGCAACTTGACGGTATTGAACTTGATAAAGTTTTTGAGGAAAAATTATCAGGTAAAAATATTACAAACAGGCCAGAGCTTCAAGAATGCCTTAACTTCCTTCGGGAAGGTGATGTTTTGCTTGTTCATTCAATTGATCGGTTAGCACGTAATCAACGTGACCTTCAAAACATCGTAGGTGATTTGGTTGCTAAAGGTGTATCGATTAAATTCATCACTGAAAACCTTGAGTTTGGCAATAAAGATAATCCTATGGGTAACCTCATGCTTCAAATGATGGGCGCGTTTGCTGAGTTCGAAAGGACTATGATTAAATCTCGCCAGCGTGAAGGGATTCGAAAAGCAAAAGAACGAGGGCAGCAATTCGGCCGTAAAAGTTTAAAGCCTGAGCTGGTAACTGAATTAAAAAACCGAAAAGAAAAAGGGCAATCTGTTAAGGAAATAGCTTTTGCGATGAATATCGGATCAAGTACGGTTTATAAATACTTATGACTTGGCCAAAAAAAGAAATATACCCTATTTGGTATTTCAACAAAAAACCTAATTCAGATCAAAATTTCATATTAAAACGAATGACGGTTATACCACCTAAGCACAAGCAAAAAATCGCCGATCGCTACGAGCTTATTTATCAGAATAGAAATACTACTGGCAACCGTAAACGGGCCAATACTTTTTTAAATAAAATTGCTAAATGGTTTTATAACGAAAGTAAGAAGCCAAAACAAAAAGGCAGAAAACTACTATGAAATTAAGTGAATTAAATATCGGAGATAAATTTATTCTTGTTCGTTCTGGCAACAAGTATATTAACGCTGAATATCAGCGAAACGCTTTAGGCGTAGGTTTGAGAAGTAATTTTGTAATACCGCTAAATGAAAAAGGCGAGCAATTACCAGTAAGAACCTTAAGCACTCAGTGCAAGGTTGAATTAGTAACAGGGGATGATAATGGCAACTAAACCAGCAAACGCAGCACAAAAGGAGTGGATGACGGCTATAGCAGACTTTGCAAGTACAGAATTAGCTGTACTTTACGGTGACGAGTTTGACCAGTCTTCGTTTCAGCTTCATCATGTTTTGGGTCGAAGCGCAAAAAATAACAAGGTGGCTATTGGTCACGAATTTATACTGCCTGTGCCTACAGCTCTTCATGATGTATCAAGCAACCATCCTGAAAATGTAACGCATTGCAAAAAAGCCTTTGTTAAGCGATTTGGCACACAAAGGTCTTTATTTTATGTAATGTATCAACGAATGAAAGAAGATGGTTATAACGTGCCAAACATTGAGATTTATAACGCAATACAGGCAACAAGCGCATGATCAGAGCGGCTAGGGTTGACGAAAACCAACCTGAAATAGTAAAAGCGTTTCGTGATCTTGGTTGGTATGTTTTAATCATCAGTCAATTGAAAAACTGTTGCGATATCATGGTTAGTAAAGGCGGTCGAACGGTAGCTGTTGAAATCAAAGATGGTAAAAAACCAGCCTCAAAAAGAAAATTATCAAAAGGAGAATTGCAGTTTAAAGAAGAATGGAAAGGCGAATACGCAATAGTTATCTGCGTTCAAGATGTAATTAACATAGCAAATAAACAATAAAACAAGTGAGATATTTATGAGTGATTTAAAACCATATCAAGTAGGCGAAAACGATATTGTAGTAGCAACAACCGAACAGCAAGTAATCGATATTCTTTGTAATTATGCGGATTTAAAGCCAGATGAATTAACGGTGGAAGATGTAAATGAGCAACCTTTATCATTAAAGCTTTATACTGAAGAAGGTGATGTTATCGGAACTTTAGGCGAATACATGAAAGACGTAACAGAAGCACAATACTTATTTGGATGGGAATAAATAATGAACCCATATGAAGAATTAAATGTAACCGTAGATACTGACAAAGCAGCAATAAAAAAAGCTTACAAGTCAGCATCGTCAAAAGTTCACCCAGATAAACAAGGTGGTGATAAAGAAAAGTTTCAGCGCGTAAAATTGGCTTATGATATTTTGTCTGATCCTGAGCGTAAAGCTCGCTATGATCAAACCGGCGATATCGAAGAAGTTAAGCCAAAGCAAGATCCAGTGGAACAGCGCATAACTCAATTGTTCGCCTCAATGATTGGTGAAAGCAACTTTTCCGGCAATGTAATTGAAAAAGCAATTGATATCTCGAGATCTGCAATTAGCGATTTAGTGGCAGCTTCTTGTAAGGTCGATACAGAGCTTAAAAAATTAACTAAACGTCTTGGTCGGGTTACGTGCAAAGACGACTTGAATATGTATGAAATTGTTCTTAACGGTAAGATTAGCGAGCTAACTTATCGTATGAATCAAATGGATGAAGAGCATGCTGTTATGGAAGGTGTTTTAGAAAAGCTGTCTAGCTATTCAGATGAAGCGCCAGAGGAAGAGGAAAACAAGTGGCCTTCTCATCAATGGCCCAATTCTTTATAAAAGGTAAATACCATGAATAAAAATCAATTATTAAATCACGTTGTTATTCCAATGCTTAAAGATATCCCGAAAGGATTAACCGAGCAATCGAAGTTAGCCATAATGATGATAATCGCCCACGAATCTAAACGTGGTGAATTCATCAAGCAAATAGGCAAAGGTCCTGCAGTCGGTTTAATACAAATGGAACCAAGAACGCATGATAGTACTTGGAAGTTTGGCGATTCAATATGGATAAACGCCATGAATGCCGGGATAATTACACCGCAAGAAAAAGCCAGTGGCATCCATCCACCGGCAGAGCGTTTAATTTATGACTTGAAATACAATGTATTCATGGCTAGACAAAGGTTGTTTATGAAGCCGGGCACTTTACCTAGTGACTTAGTTAGTATGTCTTTATATCTAAAAAAACATTGGAACTCAGTGGTAGGTAAAGCTAACGAAGACTCTTACATGGTTGATTATGAGCTATGGAGTTAACGTTTAAATAGGTTACCAATAATACCGTTTACAGGGTCAACTTTATGGCCCTGTGCAGCGTTCATTTTATCCTTGCCTTCGTCACGTAAAATGCCAAAGTAAGCTAATAGTAATGTAGTTAACGTTCCCGTTATTGCTGTTAAAAACATCCAGCTATCATTAATGCTTTCCAATGGATTTTCAGAGTTAATAACAGCCCATGCCCATAATGAAATCGCCACTATATTAACGAATGCTATAACCTGAAACGACTGATAAGCAATCTTTGGTCTAGTCGTATGCTTTGATTGAGCATTGGCTTGTAACATTACTTGTAATGTGTCGTAAGATTTTTTTATTTGCGTTTCTTTTACGTCGAATTCCTTCATTAATATTTGCGCTTGTTTCTCAGGTGGTAACTTGTTAATAGCATCACTAACCTGATCACCAGTCGCATCAGTAGGTAATTGTTTATCGTTGGGTAATAATTTATTAACCGCACCAACGATAAGCGATCCCGCACCTGGTAACGCAATATCCAACGCTGCGCCACCGACCTTTTTTACAATATCCCAAAGTTTCATATTATTACCTTAACTGTAAGAAGAAATATACTTTATTTACCAAGATCTGGCGGTAACTCCTACTTTAAAATAAATTCTAAATCTCTTTTGTGCGTATCACATACCCAAAAGAATTCATCATCACCACGCATGTAGTTAAACTCAACTTCTGTTTTGAATTTAGCTAATTGACCACACTCGCATTTCGCTGCTGTATTTTTTGGTTTCTTGTGTACTTGTCTTATTTTTGGGTATTTAGACATAATTCAAATCCTGCGTTAATGTTTGCATACAATACAAAACCTCTTTTAAAAGGTTTTTTCTTTATGGTTTACGGCGGATCTAAAAGTCCGTTTATCGCGTTTGAAATCTTGTTAACTGTTCCAGATATAACGCCATAAACATTGTTATCTACAGAGTCATAATGAGTATTGTTTGTTGCATCCAATACAGCGCCATTAGCAACAGTAACGTGAAACGTTCTATTTACATCTGCTACATAGTTATGACTAAATCTAGCGTCACTATCAATTTGAATCATGTTTGTTGTTGCTAGGTTGTTGTTTCCAGCCTTACAGGTGATATGGTGAATTTCCATAAGCTGCGTGGCTTTCAAGAAATGAGTTAAATTATTTATTTCAAGCTCTGCTCCGCAAATATCAATTTCATCTATTACGCCGCTATTTAACGCCATTTGTTTAGGTGCTTTACCTCTAACAGTGAGCTTACCTAATACAGTTCCCGTTATAGTGTTTACTGTATCAATATCGCAATCAATAAGTGTTACGTTAGTTGTTGCAGTTGCAGCCCCTAAAGTTAACGTAGTAAGCTTAACCCCTTCAAGGGTGAAATCAGGAATATCAGCATTTTCAATAGTTAAGGTTTGCTCAATCTCCCCACCTAACATATGGAACTTATCAATAGTTACTGAGCCGAATAAAATTTTACTTATGAAGCCACCGACAACTTTAAACTCTTCAACGGATGAAGGGAAGAATATCGAATTGTTTCCTGCCGGGAATGTCGGATTAGTTAATAGGGTCTCTGTTGCTCTTGATGCAAGTGCATACAATCCTGTTGTTTGACCTACATCGTTAAAGATACACTCACGGTATTCTATATAGTCCTTTGTAGTGTTTGAGCTTGAACCATTTTCCACGCCACTACTTGAAGACTCCCCTGTTCTACCTACTGCGTTAAATCGACACCGATTGATTAATGCGCGTGTTGATACACCAAACTTCGCAATGTTACCACCTTTACCTGTCCCGATAGAGAATGAAGAATCTTCAACAACCAGGTTATCTATGAAACCGTTACCACCACCACCAGCAAATATTTCAAACGCATTACTTACACCAACACCAGCGAAACTACCATCAGTAACAATAACTCTTTTAATATTTACGTTACCGTAAGCTTGTCCAAGTAAGAAGCGAAGTGATATAGGAAATTGTGTAAACCCATCTATAGTCACATCTTCGATAGTGATACCAACACAGTCAACTAATGTTATAGCTTGTGTTGCCTTACCTGCTGTGGGTGTACTTGTAAATCTCTTTTTTCTTATTGTTACATCTTTACCACCAGAAGGGAGGTATAATCCGTTACTGTCTTCAGTGTTGGCAATATCAACAACTGTGGACACACCATCACCTTCAATCGTTAATGGTGTATGTGTTATAGGTAAATTACCAGCGAAAGAATATGCGCCAGAAGGTAGGTAATGTGACTTTATATCAGTGTTTGCCAAGCAAGCAATCATTTCTGAAGAAGAATCAATACCTACCTTTGACGTCCCGATTTTTGTCACATCAAATGGTGAGTTAACTCGCAAAGATAGCGCTAATGAGTTATTTCCAAGCGAAGCCACTTTAAAAAAAGGATCAGGCGTTACACTTGATAATAATACAGCGTCCCAACTTTCAGAACCCCCATTACCTTGCGTGTGTTCTTTTACGTTAGCTGCTTGACCCAAAGCCATTGAAGCGTCATTTATCAACGATGAGAAGTCAGGGAAGTTTCTAGCGTACTCACCAGTCAGAGTTTCAAAAAACAATACATTAGTACTGTTAATAAAAAACTCCCCTTCGAATTGAGTGCGATATATTTGACCTGAGTTACTATCTACAACCAATTGACCATTGATAACATCGTTTGATTTATTCCAATCTTTTGCGCGATCCCAATTACCAACGAAAGCACAATAAATACCATTTTGTGTAGAGTCGGATTGATCCTTAACGAGTACACGATCACCTTCAACTAACTGAACGCCTGAAATGATAGGTAACCCAGTAAGGGTTATATTTGCTATAGACGAAACAATAACGGGTGACTTTACCGCCTCCCTTGGTGATTTACCTAAGCGACCTTGTTGATTGTCAGCCATAATTTTTCCTTAATGAGTTTGAATGTATTGTTTTATTGCGTAAGCTACCGCGCCAAAAATTATTAATATTGTTCCCCAAATACCTGAGGTAACTAATTTTTTTCTAACGTCACGCCAGAATTCAGTTTTTTCATGTTCTGCTTTTATTCGTGAATCCAAATAATCAGCGTACTTATCATTTTGTTCAACAAGCCGATCGATAGCATCAGCCATATGAATTATATCCCCTTCAAGATTATCAAGTCGCTCCTTGGTATTTAAGCGCTCGTTCTTTTCTGGATCACGGTTTACGTTTAGTTGATTAAACTCTTTAATATGTGGTGACATTAATTTTTATCCTTTCCTTCAACTATTGCCTGGTAGGTTTTTTTGATGGCGTTTCCGCTTTCTTTACCTTGTGAATTACTATCTACAAAATCCATAACCCTTGTGACGTTACCGATACCAGGTACAGGAACTATTGTGGTTATAGCTTTAGTTATATCACTGGTTGCTTTTACGCCTGATTGCTTGCCACTAAGGAATGAATCAAATTCACCGTAAAGCCTGAACGCAGTTTCTTGACCACCACCTAATAACGTTTTAGGGCTGTAGCCACTAAATGAGCCTACAATATCACGAAGGAATGGTATCGTTCCACCCATAAAGGAAACGTAGCGCTTAGTCATCCACTCGTACCAAGCTTCATCACTATCATCGGCGGGATAATCCATAACTAGCAATGCGGCCATGGTTGCAGATATTACCGGGGTCATAAATAAAGCTTTAATAGTTCCAGCATCGGCAGTAGTCCAGCCTTCAGTTGATCGGTACATTCTTTGATAATAAGAGTTAAACCACGAGCCAAACAACGTCATTATTTTAACGAATTCAGATTGATTTTTTTGGAACAAAGCGCCCATATGTAAATCACTACCTGAGCCAACTGATTCAGCAACAGCGGTATTCGCTTCGCTTGATGCTCGTTTATCATCACCATGTAATTCAAATTGTCTTTCATAAGTTGCTAACCAAGTTGGATAAGCAAGCAATGAATCAATTGCTGTTTGCATGAAGAAGCCTTTACTAGCAAAGTCACGGTATTTTTTCTGCACGTTATTGGTAACATCTAAATCTTTAAGGAATTCTGCAGCTTCACGGTTAACGAATGATGCGCGTTCTTTCATAAATGGCGATCTATCATTGATAAAATCAACTAAGTCATTATCGGTAACAATTCTATTCATCGCGTTAATAACTGGCACCACACCAAGCTCATCAACGATTACAGGTAACGATGAAAATTGTTGCACTGTATTTCGAATAGAAAAACATAAATGCTTATAGGTTGCCGCTCGTCTTAATAGCTTAGATATTCTAGCGATAGTTTTAACCGTTTCACGGTAAGAGCGGTTTGAAATAGTGCCTTCAAGGTTTTCAATTAACGCACCGAAAAATCCATTGCCATGCTTTTGTTCAATGGCTTGCTTAACTTTAGGGTTATTTATTAAGCTTTGAGTTCTACGGCCACTTTCAGCAAATGCAATATAGTGAATATTCTCTTCTAGTGATTGAGAAATATTTGAAGTGTAAAGCTTAACAGGTGAACCTCCACCACCAACACGCGCAAAAGTTGAACCGGCGCGAGTAGGTACAACTGTTTGCATTCTTGTTGCCTGATCTTGATCAGCCTTTAAATCTAATCTAGACGAGTCATACATTAGGCGCATATGACCACCAGACATATTAACACCATTAACAGTAAACGGCATCGCATCTAGTTTAGGTGGAGCAACACCAAGCAATTTAACTGAAGCGCTAGAAAGTTGAGGCCAAACGGTTTCATTCATTTCCCAAACTTTATTAACCATTTTTAATTGTTCTGTCGTTAAGTCAGACATAATTTTCATTACATCGTTATCAGTCATGCCGTAACCATCACGAACAGCTTCACGACTTGTTTCAGTACCCCAATAAACAGCAAGCATAAATCTAGCTTCATTGTGAGCATCAAAGGTTAAGCCGCTATCAAGTAGGTAAGTTTTATTGCCACCCCTGGTTAAACCAACGCGATAAATATCACCTAAAATTTCCTGAAACTTTTTATGAAGATCAGCATTAAGCGTTATTTTGTCAGAATTAGCTTCTTCAACTAATCTAAAAATTTCTTTATGCATAACACCTTCAACATCACTATCTTTAAAATCACCGTCAAGTTTTCTGATAAGGTTTCTCAGTGAAGGAAACTTATTAACAAAATGAGATAATTCTCTTCGCTGCTCTTCAAGTCTACGCGCAACACCGCCACGACCTTTATAATCAGACTTGCCATTCTTTAATATAGATTCAGCCATATCATCAATGGTTTTATTAAATTCAGCCTTACCAAGATCAGACATTACACCGCCAACATAACGAAGGTGGCGCAACATATCATTAAGGCCCTGAAGATCTTGCGCTGATAAATCATCAAAGGTAGGTAATTTTAATTCAGTAATTTCGCCGTTCTGTTTAGCTTCAAGCGCTTCGATTAAATTAACATCGAGCAATTCAAGTTGAACAAATTGATTTTCATCATCAACTTGTGCAACGTACCAATTAAGCAGGTTATTAACTGCCACTTGCTGATCAGGCTTTTGGCGCATATCGTACAAGTTTGCTAAAACCTTCATGTTTTGAACATACTCAGGATTAACTTGTTTAGTATTATACTCACGAGTTTGGACAGACTTTACATACTTGCGATGCTTGGTCATGCGATCCTTTGTCTCAACAGCCTCACGATACATATAATGATTAGCTAATTGCTGAACCTTGTGATTGTATTGCTGCTCTTTATCTTTGGCTAAAACAGCCTTTTGAGCCGCTTTAATTTCAGCACGATAATATTTGTTAGGCTGTATTTCTTTAAACTTCATTGAACCGATTAAAGTTTTAGCTTCTGCCTTGAGATAATCACGGTTAATTTTGTTAGCACGTTCAGGTTTAAGTGCTTTTAACTCTTCCAATAATAATTTAGCTTGAGTTTCGTTATGAATAGCCTCCTGCGCTTCTACCTCAATTGTGCCATCATTTAAAATATCACCATGCTTTTCAATCATTCGCTCTTGAGCCGCAGCATCAGCGGCTTCTTTTAATGGTGGAACTGAAACCATTTCAGTGAGCATTTGTTCAGGACTAGCAAAGCCATTAACTTCTGAATATTCTTGTGGATCAATCCCATCAACCTCAGTGCGGCCATATAATTGCTTAGGTAATTTTGTAATACCAAGAAACTCTTTTACCAATTTTCTATCCATTGGCATTACAGTTGTATCGTTTAATACTGAATAAACTGGCTCTTCAGATAGACGAGCAATTTCTTCATCAATCATTGGTGCCTTTTCATTCTTCCAATCTTCACTGTAACGATAAGTTAATTCTTTCATTACTTTGGTATCGATTGTTTCTTGGGCTCTATTTTTAGTTTGCTCTTGACGTTTTAAATAAGCATCCCATTCAATATCACTCATGCCTGATTGCTCTTTAGATTTAAAGAATTGATCATAAGCAGGGTTAGCCGTTGCCAATTCAATTTCAGCTTCAGTTGCAAGCAAGCGATCAAATACTTCAATAATTTCTTCTGAAAGTTCTGCTCGCTGTAAACGTTGGTCAGTTAAGTTTTGATAGATACGAATCAACCAGCGCTTGAACGCTGCAAAAGCATCACGTAAAGCTAATGATGGAGCATTACCTTCACGAAGATAAACCTCAAATGTTTCAGCAAACTTTTCATGTTGCTCAGTATCAATATCTTTAAATGAATCGACTTCTAACCAATCGAGAATAACTTGCTGATCATCAGTAACACCATTTAGTTCAGAAAGCTTACCTTCCATTTCAAGGAATAAGTGGCCGGACTCATGAAGGAACGTTGACAAGTCACTAGCCTGGTGCATCTTAATGATCATCGAATCATCATCAATACGGATAGAACCACGTTTTAATTGATTGGCCCCGTCTGTTTGTGCTGGTTGAAATAGAAGTTTTTCTTGCTTCTTCACTAGTTCGCTACGCGCACCTTCAACATTCTCATCATAACGTTTAACAGTAATGCCTTTAGCCTTTAGTAGTTCAACGACTTCTTTACTTGTGCTTTTAGGTACAACCGCAACCTTAAATTCTGAAAAGTCCATTGCTCGCTGAACTTTAGCTTCAAAGTATTGTGTAGGCAAGTTTGCTAAGTAAGCGCCGAGTTTATTGATTATCTTATTGGCTTCTGCGCTCCCTTCAAATGCTTCGCGTATTCCGCTAGGTCCCTCAGTGATTGATTCAGCAACATCAGACATGTAGCCCCACCCTTCGGTTTGACCGACATAATAAGGCTTGAGACTTTCCATTGCATCCTCAAACACCAAGTCAGCATCACCCTTTATATCTTCCATTTCTTCTGACGATACGATTTTGTCACGGTTAGCTTGAACTTTTTTCTTGTTCGTCATTTCATTGGCGTACATTGCCCTTACAGATGTAATGCCATAATTAGACGATTCACCACCTTGTAACTTTTTATTCATTTCACGAACAAGCGTATCAAGGTTGTAAGGCTTATACTTACGATCACCGCTTGGTGTGTAACCTGCGAACAAACGCTTACTCTTAACAAGTGTGTTATAAGTGTTATCTAACCATTTTTTGTAACCAGACTTAATACTTTTCTGATCCATCTTTTTACGAATATCATCACGCAGCTTTGACATATCAATGCCGTCATTTATGCTACGGGCTTTCGACAACTCATCACGTAGAATATCTTGTTTTGGTGAGTTGTAATCAATTCCACCAGTGATACCATCTTGCTTTAATGATGCAATAGTTCGTCTTATAACAAGGTTTTTACTCGCAAATGCTTTGCCAACTTCAGCATCACCTGGTGCGAATGCTTGGAAGCCACCATCAACTCTACGCACTTCATAGCCTTCAGGAAGTTTAAAGTTAAACCATGTACTTGCAATGTCATCGAGAAATTCTTGGTCAACAGTTGGGTCAGTGGCTTTGATGTCACTAACCATTTTGTTATATTTATCTGCAACATTTTTAACAAAGTTAGGATCTTCAAGTACATCAACAGCAGGTACACCGATGATTGACTTGCTTATCTTATTCTCTTTCATCTTCTTCTGTTTAGGCGCTTTACCTATTGTTGATAAATAATGTAACTGTGTTGCTTTACCATCGAGTGCATTTTTACTTGTGATACTGCCGTCAGTAGGGTTATGTAATTTAGTACCTTTGATCGACGAATCAATACCCTCACCCAAAATCCTAACCTGTTTGATGTCAAGTTGTTCATCAGCACGTGGTTGACGCGAGCTATAAATATCAGTGTCAAATGTTCTTACTTTTTTTTCGTCTAGCAACGATGGGTCAGCAATTAGTGATATTTCACCGAAGCTATCAAACCCTACATCAACATTAGCAACTGCTATTGACGGTGCAGCCAATCCACCAAGTGCTTCAGCTTGCCTAATACCTTCTTCAGTGATGTTATGAGTGACTACTAAATTTTTAGTTACATCGCTTTGCGCCAATTCTGAAGGTGATACTTTTGAATCATCAAAAACAAAATAAACATCACTAACAATTGAGCCATCACCTTTTTCATCGACAATAGCGGCATCTTTCATATTTTTAAATATAACGCCATCATTGCCTGATTTACTGGCCTCATCTATAGCTTCGTTTATTGCGCCTTCATTCAGTTCATCATCAGGATTAAATTCAACAATTAAAGGGTTTTGCAAATCAACAGATACTTCTTTCAGCTCGCCCTGATCAAAACTAGAATCACCAATTTTTTTACGAATAATCGCATCAACGCCAGAACGTTCCTCTAATATTTCGGTAGAAAGATCTTCTTCAAGCAAGGTAACAATATCAGTAACCGCACCATTAACATCATCAGGATCATAAGGCCCAACAATATTATCCAAACCAGCATCTTCGAATAATTGAAATATCTCATCATTAGATAAATCACGAATTGATTGCTCAATACCTTTAATATCTACCGTCTTTCTTTCAGCTTCGGTTTTAAATGATTCAGCCAATCCGCGATCAGATGTAAAGAAGAACCCTTTAGTTGCAGAGTCAGCGCCCGTAAAAGAACCTAACTTTTCTTTATCAAACGAATCGAACTTTTCACCAGTACCATGAAATGCCTTGTATACTTGCTCTAAAGTTTTACCGTCACCATTTTTAGTTGCAGGGCCAACGATAGATAAACCCATCATTTCGTAAATTTCTTTAACGGTTTTACCTGTTTGTTCGGCTTTTACTGTTGCGTATGCGGGAATTATTGCAGCACTATAACGAGCAGTAGCTTCGCTTTGTCTGCCAGAATCAACTAACTGTTGCTTAACATCTTCATAAATAGTTTCAGCTTCAGTTAATGCCGTCTTTGATTTTTCAGCACGTTCAAGCAATGACTTAATACTAAAATCATCCTGAGCTTCTAATTGTGCCGGTGATAATGAATCACTTGATAAACGCATATGAGGACGTAAAGAAGTCATGATATCTTCGTTTGGTGCTATGTCAGTGCCAAATTGCTCCATATCAACGGTTATATCAGTACCTAAGCCATCTATTTGTTCAGTCATGTAAGAAGGTAATTCAACGCCATTTTGAGCGGCTTCAATTACTGCATCGCTTGATATATGAACTTGCTTGTCGGTTTCTAGACCTTTAAGGAAATTGCGGTACCTGTCTTCTTTTCGGCCACGAGTTGTTGAAGCCTGGGCAAAGGTAGCTATCTGATCAATAGTTTCTTGCTCGCCGGTAGACATAATAACAGTTTCAACATTACGTTCTGCGCGACTAGCTAAAGCTTCATATGATGAAGTGGCACCACGAATTGATGCGCCCATGCCAGAACCAGCAACAAGGCCAGCCAGTTGACGATCAATCATTTCTTTAACTGAAACATCTTTTTTAGTACCAACAGTTTCACCTAAGTATTCAATGCCTTCTTGAATAAACTCAGTACCACCTTCAGTTAATGCCGCCGCACCTGTTGCCTTGATTGCTTCTTTGCCAGTGGTAACGCCGCCAACACCAAGGGTAACTTTACCAGCTAAACGTTCAATTAAACTTACCGCTACAGCAGGAATTAATGAGGTAGCTAAATCTTGACCTGTTACATCTTTACGCTCGTCATTCTTTACACGGTCTTCAGCTATCTCTTCAGTTCGTGAAGAGATATAAGCCGGTAACGTGAAGATAGCCGCCATCATATCAGGGACCGATTGAACGCCTTGTTCAGTAATATAACCCGCTAATGTTTTTGGGTTCATATCACCTTTAAATCTTTCCCAAGTGAAACGAGGCTGATAACCATAGCCATCACCTTCTGAAACTGCTTTACCTATATTTTTCAATAAGTTAGGGGTTTCGTCGGGAATATCCCAAGACCAACTAAGGCCATCTTCACCGATAACAATACCAGGGTTCGGAATGCCTTTTTCACCAAGATAATCTTCGAAGTTTTCGCCAACGTTACCAGTAAATTCAACGAGGTTACCCGTTAAAGTGTTAACTCGGTTTAATGTTCCTCGTCCAATGTTGGACCAGAACCCATTTTCAGATTCACGAACAGCACCTTCAATGCCTTTGAGGTTGGTTATATCATCAACTGATACGCGAGAATTTCTATCATCACTTAAGTATTGCGATAGTTTAGGGTAACCAGTGGTATCAATGGCTTCAACTTTAGAACGGCGCTTGAACTCGCCTAGATTATTCTCAACAGTTTCAAGATCAATGTTTCGCGACTCAGCAAGCGTTATCACTTCCGCTTGCTGGTTAGGGTCAAAATGTGAGGCACGATTTAAATTAGGCTTTGATGTATCGGATGAACCCAATTGTTCATCCAGTAAGCTATCTATATTTAAATCACTTTCGTTGTTTGATGGCATTATTATAAGTCTCTAAAAATTGCTCAGGTGAAGGATCTACTCCACGCTTAGTATATGCATTTTTAACGGCGTTGAATAGATCAGGGTCTTCTTCTGCTATATTACCTATAACTGTTGAGCGTTCATCCTCACTCATTTGGAAAATTGGCTTAGTTCCACCCCATAACCAAGTTGTATCAAACTGAAGCATCAAGCGATCCATTTGCTTATCAGACTGCTCATCAGTTGGCAGCTTGCCACCATTTTCAGCTTGAAAATTCATATACCATGAATCCATTTCACCTGATAGTTTTGATTTAGCGTTGCTATCGTTTATCTGGGCGTTTTCTAACTTGGCATTCATTCGCTGTTGAGTAGTAAGCATTGATTTTATTTCAACAGGCATTTCACCCTTTTGACTTACTTTGGACCATGTATTAAATGCGGTTTCATTTAGCTTATCTGAATTCGCCATAAAGAATTCACGCAACTCTCTAAACTTACCTGTTTGCTGCAATCCGTGAAGAGTATCAACAGCAGCGCGATCACTAACAGTTCTAGTTCTGCCAACTGAAGCAGACTGAGCGCTAAATAAATTACTTTGCTGCGCCGGCGATAATGCTCGCAATTCTTCATTAGGAATATCATCAACTGTTAAATCACCTTTGCGAACATCAAGATAATATTTATCAAATATCTCTGAACGTTCTTCAGTCTCAAATTCTTTTTGTTTACCATGCATATAATCAAAGCGGCGTTCAACTTCTTTACGAAGTCTTTCATCAGGTATTCTTCCGGCGTTAATCATCGCATCACCGCGACTCATATCAAGTAGCAAATACTCATCGACAGTATCAACTGCCTTTTGCGCGAAAGTCGCCTCTTCTGCTTGTTTGGTTAGCTTAGCGCGATCTTCTGCGGGTAAGTCTTGAGCCCATGGCATACTCAACGCTTCTAGTCTCGTTGCGGGGTCCATTGTTTCCAATCGGCCTACGGCGGCATTGTTTCGCCATGAAGATTTTAATTCACTTGCTTCTTCTGCAGAGTAATAACCCATTTCAACGCCTGAATCTACCAAGCCTTTAACGGTTTCTTTTGAAGCATTAACATCATCAAGCTCACCAGTTACCGATTGCTCATGTAATTTTGTTAATGATTCGTTGATGTATGCTCTTTCATGATCGCGTTCTTTACCGAATGATATTTTATTCATTCGAGATTTGCCTTGCTCAATCCTTAATTGGTTACGTTGGATGAATTCAGCCCTTGCGCTAGGGCTAGTGATACCCATTGATGTTTCAGCAAGACCTTTATCCAGCTCCTTACCATAACGCTCATTGATAGTTTTATAATCTTCATCTTGATCATAGGCGTTATCCTGGGCATTTTTTACTGTGAGAAATTCAGTTTCGGCTTTGGTTGTTTCATAGCGTTCATTTTTATCAACAAGGCCCTTCAAGGCTGCGCCTAATTCATTTGGTGCAAATTTGCTAGTATTAATGCCTCTAACACCCTTTTGAGTATTAGCTACTTTTCTTCCTATACTTGCCGCATCAGGTATTTTAGCCATTGTTGATCACCGTAGTAAGACCTAAATCAGGCTTGCGCTCCTGATCTTTTTTGGTTGGAATGTAAGGCTCCATCTTTTCGTCTTCGCTGCGATTTTCAGCAGCTTCAACAGCTTCATCAGGAGTGTTGTAAGCCGGTAATCTTGCGCCAGAAGCAACACGTTCACGAGCCCGATCAATTGCGATGCGTTCATTTTCTTCACTAAGCTCGCCAGTTTCCAAGAAAGCTAAATCATCTTGACCTTGAACTAATGTAGGGATATTAACCCACCCTCCTAATTCAGGTATTTCTGTTGTGATAGAAAATTCAGTTGATACTGATCCATCTTCGTTTTCAATCATACCAAGCTCACCATAGCGAGCATCGGTTAGTATTAAATCATTTTGCATATTAGCCACCACCGCCGCCAATCATTTTAATTGCATCATCGCCCTTGCTTAATAAGGTGCTTAACGCTTGACGTTGACCAGCTTTTTTAGCCATTTTACCCTCGGCTCGAATACCTTGAGCAGCAAGATCAATACCTGAAGCTTGTTCTTCAGCTTCGAACAATGCGGTTAAGGCGTTGTAATCAGTGGCTTGTTGTAGCTTGGCTTTTTGCTCAACAGCTCCTGCATCAGTTGTAGAACCACCACCAGCAGCCATTAACGCTTGAGCATCCGATTGAAGCTTTTCACCGATACGGATACCTTCTTGAGTTTGGCGAGTTCCTTGAGCGCGTTTAGCTATTGCGTTTCGCTCAACTTGTTTAGCTTTGAATTTTGCGGCTTTCTCTGCAGCGTTACCTTCTGCTATCGATGAGCCAGCGTTAAACACTGCATCCATGATCTACCCCTATTCTATAAAATCGACCTTGTTCATTTTCGTGGAAGAACTTAAAGCCAATTCGCTCAAGCACTTTGTTTGAATTATATTCTTTTTCGCTAGCAATTGCATAGATTGGTGAATTGTAATTACTAAGTATATCTTTAAATTTCTTAATAACTTTCATTATAGTCTTAGGATGCTTTCTTAATTTATCATCCATTCGACTAAACGCTTGTATAGGATTAGTGTGAAGAACGCCGGCTATACCAACGACTTCACCGTCTAGCTCGATTGCTAATCCTCTTACCGTGAAGCCCATATGATTAAATTCAGACAAATCATTACTTGCTAGTGGTCTTATCATTAATGTCATAAACTAAAGCCATAATAGCACAAGGACCTGTAGCTCTTAATGCTACCCTACTGTTAGTATCGTGTGAACCGTTAAACTCAAAAGGCTCGTTGTCATAAGTATTAGGTTCATCATCTTCTTCATAGTCAGGCATAGGATCTAGCAAATCAAAAGATGGCCCAAAAGTTAAAACGCCTGGGTAAAGCCTGTGAGCAACAAGCCCAATATCAATTATTCTTGCTCTATTCGTTAACCTTGATGAAGCACCAGTTGAACCAGACTTAACATACTGACCTAATTTATTAGATAAATAATCTGCTTCGTACTTTATGCCAACAGTAACATCAGTAAATGAGCCCGTTGTTATTGAGCCACCACTCACAACTTCATCATCTTGCGCTGCACCATCACCCCAGACACCAACAGTTTTACCATTTAAGTGATCAAGTCCTGTTAATGTAGTACCAGGTGAAGTATAAGATTTAAATGAATCAAAATGCTTGCTTTCATAGGCCGCTATTTTTGCCATCTTTTCCAAACCACGAACACCAGATCTATTAACAGTTAAGTATATCTCATCCTCAACAAGTCCCGGCAAAGTAACCACATCTTCAATTAAACCATCAGGAGTATTAAACCTACTCCAAGCAGCAACATTTTCAGAAACATCAAATAAATATATTCGTGCGGTACCGTCATTCATTACAACAACAATTCTTGTTTCAGGTTGGCGTACAACAGCTATGCGCTTTATCCCTTCAATACAAATATTTTGGTTAAGCATCATTAAATCGCGGCCTTTGTGATTATCTGAACCTAGCGCGTATTCAAGCTCCATCATTTTTACGCCTGACCGTTGAACGTAATAAAGTAAATCATCTATCCTGACCGGCGTTATAGGTGCTGAACCTTGTGAAGATCCTGATTTTAAATTGGTATTAGTTGGTGTAAGTATTTCACCAAAGCTAGATGATCGAACGCTTATTTCATCCGAAGCTATACCCATTATTAATCGAGTTGATTCACCTAGCCACTGAACAGTTTCAACAGGGCCAAAGCCTATAGTTTTAAATATAGATGCAGAATCGCCTTCTATAGTGCGATCAAAGGATGAAAATTTATCTGATACTGAGCCCCATAAATTAGTTTTGCCAGCAAACCACAAGCGGCCTTCATATAATTTATTAGCAGATGGATAACCAGAAACATCAGACCATTGTGATTCATACCAATCACGAGTTGCTAAGATAGAGCCAAAAGGAACCAATACTTGAATAGTAACCGAAGTCCCTGCAACGTATGCGGTAACTCGTGCGATACCTTCAATAGAGCCGCCAGCAAAATCAAGAGCTAAACCGATAGTGCCAGAAGAATAATCACCGACCTTTACATGTAGTCGATAAAATAAAATTGAATTATCAAGATCATCATCAAACGTTTTTGATTGATTACTAGTATAGCTTTCAACATCAACCCAACTAGAATCATCGGCTGATCTTTGAAGTGTTACCGTTGAACCTGTACCACTTAACGCTGAAACACTAACACTAAACTGTCTTGAGGTGCCAACACCTGTAACACGTATTGAGTTAGTGCCGGTATCTTCAACAGTAACAGAGGCGGAAACTTGCTGACCTGCAGATCCTAACTTGAATAACGCACCAACATGACCGGGTTTAAAGTAATCTGAAGATGCTGTTAACGTAGCGTTGCCATCAAGGGCGCTCGAAGCCATTGAGATATCACTATCATTTATAAATCCAAAAGGACCATCATCAGAGCTGAAATCAACAAGTGACCACGATCTCTTTCCTCTTCGCTCAACTCTATAAATTTTACCAGTATCATGAGTAACAAAAATAACATCAGCAGATTGAGAGTAGCGAATGGTTGATAATTCAGATTCACTTATAATAGTAGGGAAAAATAACTCACCAGCACCTTCAATATTAACTGAATTAACTAATGCGCTATATTTCTCACTGTTAGATAACGTGACTGTAAAATCACTAGTCGGAGTTATAAGTAATGAATGTGTGCCTGGTGAAAGAATTCCATTAAATATTTCATCACTGTTAGCGCCAGAGGTGCCGATTTTAACAAGAACGTTTGATTGGAATATGTTGATATTAATACCATGTTCAGCATTAACATCACCACCTGAGACAGTTACCGTCTGATATAAAACGGCACTTGTAGAACCCGAACCTTTTAAATCAGCGTAACCACCAAAATCATGCCCTGTCGTACTACCCGCACCAGATGCATCAGTCCAACCAGAAATATCGGATGAAAAGTTAGGGTTTGTTATTGTGCTACCTACAGCTTCACGCGCAATAGGAGAATCATCAACCCATAACCTTAATTTGTTATTAGTGAATTCAAGAATAGCTTTATCGGTTACACCAGCGACAAAAGGAACGTGATAAGTTTGGCCGGTTACCAACCCTATATATTCCATACCAGGTCGAAATTGCATAGGTCCCAAACGCAAAGGGAAAAAGTTATTCATTAACTCACACGAGTTATTAACCTTAGTCACATCATCACGAGCCAATGCAAGAGGATCAATTTCACCGCGATTAAACTTATTATATATAGCCAAGGTTAAGGTCTCCGTCTTTGGCTTCTGCCTGAGTTACGCGAGCGAACCCATGAACCTTCAGCAATTATTCTAGGTGGTGACTGCATAACATCAATCGACTTAGCTGCACTATCACGCTTATCAAATTCAGAATTAACCTTTTTTTCTGCCCGTGGGTTTAGAGTCATATAACAATCTTTAGCTAAACGCGCACCAATCAAACGTCTAAATGAAGGTGACCATCCATCAGGATTGTTGTAAAAATCACTTGAAACATATTGCAAATACATTTCATCTTCATCAGTGAAAAAAACTTCACCTTCATCTATGTATGTTTTTAACGGTCGTTGAAAGTACTCATCATAAAAAACACCTTCTAGTCGGTGCATATCATCAGGCTTATCGTGACCCCTTGAATATCCCCATTCTGGTTCTATTGATGAATTGTACGTGGATTTTATGGAGGTTATCGCCCAATGCCAGCCAATGTCTTCAAGAGCAGCTTCAACAAGATCAGCGTCAATAGCGGTATCTAATGTTGAACGTCTAAATGAATCATCATTAGCATCACTTATTTTTTCCAGCCCCATAATCAGCAGTGCATCGTTATAAATATTTATCCATTTCTGAGTTAATGAAGTGGTCGATGCTTTTGAACGGCGTTGAGGTTCTTTTGTTTTCTCAATGTTCAAAGCAGCTTCAACACGAGTTGAAAACTTAGCGTCTAAAATATCGTAATCTTCAGGCGCTAACCTAGTTGATATTTCACGCGCTAAATAGGTTGATACAACATGTAAGAATGAAGGTGACCACTTAGAATAAATTTCACTGTTATCAGAAGAAGAATATCGAACGTAAATAGTTGAATACTCACACGCAATAGTTCTATCTTCGTTTATGTATCTTGATACAGGCTGATCTAAACGTGAATCGCTATATACATCAACGGTAGTAATCCAGTCTTCAGGGAGATCAAATACGTTATCTAAGTCGTGGCTTGAGCTAGCGGTAGAGGATGTAAGCTTTATTGTTTTACGAGAAAAGGAAGGCTTAACAATTTCGATGCAGTAATTAACTGCACCAAAACCATAAGCTTCATCGAGCAAGCGCCTAGGCTCTCGATTCTCAGATATTGAAGCTAACTTGCGTTCGCCTATTAGCTGTAACGCGTTGTTATATATACCTAATTTATCGATTGCCATGCGTCACCTATAATTTAAGAGCGGCTATGTGCTCTTCTAATTCTCGATGGGCTGTCGATTTTTTCGGGATGTCTTCTTTGATAGCCTCACCAGTTTCTTTGTTGATAATGCAATACTTTTTAGCACCACATAATTTTATTTCATACTTGTCTTCAGCGATCTGAATTTGCTCACCTTCTTCATCGATAAGATCAGCCCCACCAACGATTTTTAAACGCGCATCAGTACCCTGGGCAAACGTACAAAGCAAGTAAGCAACAAAGCTATGATCTTCAGAAATAGCGCGAACTTCATCGTGCATTTTAATTTGCGGCGCAACGTTACACCATAATTGAGGGTTTTCAAGATCTTCTCGAGTTATGCCTTTTGGCACAATACAATCAAATCGACGATAGCGATGTTCAGCTGTTTGGAATTCGGTAGGTTTTATTGGTGTTATGTTTGACATTGTTTTATTTCCCAAAAAGGGGCTACATCCAGTAGCCCAAAGGTAAACAGTGCGCCCGAAACCGAACGCACCTAGCCGAAAGTATTAATCAGTATCGGTTAATGAAGGTGTAGCTGTACCATCAGTTAAGTTAGCGCTGCCATCAGCATTAATAGCCTTTACTACATAGTTATGTGCAACAGTAGCGCCAACAGTATCACGTTGTTCGACTACATCACCGACAGCCATACCTAAATCTTTGCCATCAGTAATATAACCATCAACACGAACCACTGCAGCGGCATCAGTTGAATCATAAAACCATTTCTTGCCGCCAGCCTTACCAACCATTTGAGAGGTCATTGCTGGTGGATTTGCGATTGAATAAGCCATTTTAGGGCTCCTTATTTATCAAGTTGCGAAAGGCTGAATTAACAGCCGATCACGTTAAAGCCTAAGACAATGCAGAATCATCATGTGGCATTTTAACTACACCTGAGTTCTGTAATAACTTAGAACCCATGTATGTAGAACAACGCGCCCATGATTTATCGTTCTTATCATCATAACCAACGAAAGTTTGAACTCGTTCCATATCACACGCGTGACCAATAGCGTTACGCGAATACATGAAACAAGTAGCATCAGCTGTACCGGCACCAGTTAAGTTAGCATCTACAATCCAGTTAACACCATACCAAGAGAAAGCACGATCTTTACCAACGCCTTCAAAAGGTTTCATATTAACGTAGTCAGCGGAAGCGAACTCTTTAATACCCATTAGGTAACCGTGATAAGCCGGCGTAATAGTAGCGAATACAGGCGCATCATGAACAGCGAAAGCATTACCTAACTTGGTTTTAGCTTTAGTAACTAACGTTAGAGTTGCAATAGCAGCAGCACCCCAGGTATTAGTTGCATTATCTAAAGCGGCATAAATATCATCATCAATCTTGCGATTAATAACGGCCATAGATGTTTGTTGCATAATCTTACGGCCATCACCTTGCGATGCAAAGATGTTGAAGTTAGTACGCTCAGGAACATCATGCCACTCTTTTAAAGTAGCGGTGAATTGATTTAAGTTATCCGGGCGAGTTGGAATATCACCATTCACACCACGAGTAACTGCAGTTGCACCACCAGAATCCGCTACTAAGAAAACAGCTTCGTTACCACGAACTTCTGTTTCAGTAATTACAGAGTGACGAACAAGCGATTGACGCTTCTCGAAACCTGCAACGAATTCTTGACGGTACATGCGTTGAAATGCTGTATCAGCCATGAGTAAATCCTCGTTAAAAAATAATTAGTTTAATTACCTACAGTTCGAGTTAGCCTTTGATGATATTTTAACGGGTTAACCGTGGAGTTCGGGGCCGCACCATATCTATAAGGGGTCTTACATTCAGTGTCGTTTTTAAATTTAATGCGTTTAACTTTTAAAGTCAAATATTCACATTGTAAGAAGCACTGTTTCAAATGCTTCAAGCAATGTAAATGCTATTGTATTTTAATGCCTTTCAGTTTTAATTGCATCAACGCTTTACGGCGCGACTGATAAACCTTGCACATCTTAGCATTGATATGATTGATCAACCACCAACGGCGAACATATCGCATATGCTCACCTTCTATTGGTGGCGTATAGTTCTTTTCACTAACAACAGTTAACGGCAAGATGAAGCCTGAACCATCGCCAGCTTCACAAGCAGCATAAACAGTATGACCGACTTTGATATCATTCTTCATCGAGTTTTTCCCACTTGGTACTGATAAGCCATTCAATAGGCATTGCAGATAACACTTCACGACCACGGCCAGTATAAGCAGTTAATATACCACCGTTAAAAAGAACGTAATCTCCTTTAGGCCACGAGCTTATACGCATTTTTTCTTCAGGAATAAACTGATTGCTTTTTGGTTCTTCAACGTCAATGAACTTAGGATCATGATCATCATTAACAATAGCCAAAGCTAAAATTAAACCGTTAGCCTTAGCAGGATCGCGAAGGCGGTTATCTTCAATAGCCAGTTCGATATCTTTAACTTCTTGCTTAGTAGCCATATTAATAACCTCCACTCATAATCGTTGTAAGCTTTTGTTTCTTTTTGCCAACTCTAGCCGGTGAACGATACGTGTTTTTTCGTGTATTCGTTTTAACGGTTGAGCGACCTGAAGTATTACTTGTTTTTTTAGCCATGTATCACCTATCGTTTCATTTGCTCTTCAGCATCATAAAGTGACATTAATCGAGATTGGCTATCTTTATCTTTATGCCATGCATCAGGATCAGCTGTCATCTTAGATTCTAATGATTTGATTTCATCATTAATAGCTTGTGTTGGATTGTTTGAGTTAGGAACAACGGTACCAGCAGGGTTAATTTTACGGGCGATATCAGTCATAAAGATAGCGAATTCAGGCGAGTTAAATAAAGCCTGACCATTAGCTAATCGAGCATTAAGAAAATCTTCACGAATAGATTCAGGCAATTGATTAGTTAAACCTTTCATCATATTCAAATTAGTTTGAAAGTCTGGCCCCCATGCTTCTTTTAATTGACGTTGGCTAGTTTGGGTGTCAATACCGTCTTGCTGCATCATTGCATCTTCTTCAGCAATGCGAGCATTTAACATAGCGTTAGTTAATTTACCCATGGTAGCAGTACTAACGTTTTCAGCATGAGCCACCTGATAAACTTCACCCATGATACGAGTATCAGCTTCACCAAGAACTAAACCTTCATCAATGCCTTTAGCGTAATCATCAACAGCCAAAGGAACACCGTTAGCTTCACGGTATTCTGATAATTGTTGTTCAGTGGCATCCTCAGGTAAACCAACTGGCTTAATACCTTCACGAATTTTATCTTGTGACTCAAAGTAATTTTTGGTTAACGTTTTAAAATCAGGTACGCGATCTAGTTGCGTTAATCGCTTGCCAGCAGCATCACCTTCAAGTTCAAGCGCATTTACTAAATCACTTCTCCACGTATCAGGCAAAGAATCATAAAATGGAACAACTTCACCGCCTGGTGGATCTACAGGAGCATCAGCAATAATTGGAGCGGCAGCAGGAGCATCAGCTAATCCAGCAGGAGCATCACCACCATTTTCTTCTTCACGGAATACACGAGTTATTTGATTTAATTTAAACATTAGGTTTCGGCCTTGTCGTTATACGTACCTACAGGTACATTTAATAGTTTTAGTATGTGTTGCCCGACAAAAGCGCGACCATTAAGGAATGCGGTTTCATCAAAGCTATTCGGAATATAAAGCTGGTCCTGCGCTCTACTTGTCGAATTAATAATATACTTCAAAGCTAACTGTTGCTGATATTCTGTTGCATCACCTTTTTGTAAAGATTTTAATGCGGAATGTTCAGCTTCAGTTGGCTTTCTAACTTTGAAGCACTGGTTAAGTTGTTTTGCCATTATTCTACTTCTCCACCGGCTTGCTGTGCAGCCATAGCAGCTTGCATTACTGCCTGTTGCTGTCTTCCTTCCATAACATTTTCAACACTATGTAACCATGTTACAGGAGCGCCGGCACCAGTAATAGCATCACGCAACGCTACGTCAAAGTTTACATTATCTGTAACGCTTGGGTCAACTTCAGCAGCTTCAGCAAGCATACGGCTAACGATATTAAATTGCGTTGTTTTCTTCTCTTCTTGTGATTCAGACAGTGGTGATTTGAATTTAAATACTACATCACGACCTTTTAATGATTCAGGAATATCATAAGGTGAACCAAGTAAGCCAGCTTGCATAGCAATATCAAAAGATATCTCGCACAATTGGCCGTTATATTCTGATTCAATAGGAGCAAACAGTGGTAAATTTTCACGGCGGTATTGCTTCATACGTTCTGAAACTTCGTATGCTGTCATTTCACGAGATACGCTAGGCAAAGAAAGTTTATCCAGGTAAAACGCACTTGCTAAAACCTGCTTAATAGTACCTTGCATTTCTAAACCAATCGGGAAACCACCGCGATCTTGAGCGATAGGTCTTAACGCTGCGCCCATTTTTTCATCGTACTCATCATCAACCCACGTTATACCGTCAGAGCTTAGATCAACATCAGAACGAATAACCTTTTGCGTAGCAATCATTGGTGGTCTTGCGTAACGTTCACCAGCTTCAAGCAAAGTATGAGTCATTGATTGTAATGCTCGAGCATCAGGCAAACCAACAACGGTAGCAGGAGAGTAAGCATAAGGCGAACCCGCGATAGTTTGAAAGCGAGGTATCACATAGTACTTATGATTAATTCCAACGGCTTCAATGATATGATCGTTTGCCATATCGATATAAATTGAAACGTATGGATGCTTAGATTCAATTTCTTCATCACCGTATTGATTGGATGGCATGACCATATGACGAATATCGCACTCTTCAAAAGGTGCATCACGTAACTTTTCTTTTATTCTTGGGTGGTTTTTGTCACCAAAATAATCATAAAGCTGCCTATAGGTAGGTTTCCATTTTCTTGTTGCGCCACATATAGAACCAGTTTCATCTTCAAACCATGCCATATCTCGCAAATGCCAACAGCGATATAATAAACCGTTAGCATATTTGTTTAGCTCTACACTGATAACGCATTGCCCAAAGGTAGCAAAATCATGATCACCTTCTTTAGTTGAGCGAACAAAGTTAGCAGAGCGATCATCAATCAATGACTTCAATCGGCCACCGGCCCATTGCAACCATGCTTCACCCTCATAATCAGCAAGGCCAGTTACACCAACAGAAAACCAATCTCCATCACGTAACATTGCACTAAATGAATTACCAAGATCACGACGAACCAAAACAGGATATGAATCAACCAATAAATCAGCCAACTCATTACCTATATTACGAGTGACAGTAAAATCAGCCCGTTCAGGATAGAAATGATCAGAGATAGTTTGATACAAAGAAAGCATTGGATACTGCTTAGTAAATAAATGCTCAGTTTGCTTTTTTAAGTCACTAACGTCTAATTTAGCCAAGAGTATTACTTCCGCTTAAGATGGTACTTGTGCGGCCAGATGTTTTACGTCTAGCTTCGCGCTCTAGTTTTCTTCTAGCATCAGCATCATCAGGATCAGGAGCCAATGCAGGGTCTTTAACTTCAGGCATGTCAGGCGATGAAAGTAATGAATCCGATGCGCCCAATGTCGCAATATTTAACGCTTTCTTTCCAAATTTCTTTATGTCACCCATGGTAAACTCGCTTTTTATTGATCAGTTACAGAAAAAGAAAACACATCACCAAGAAACACCTTTGGCGTAGCATCCTCATAAACAGCAAAGCCTTTATAACTACCTTTTACGGTAAATACACCAGCTTCAACAGGGTATTCTAAATAAGTACTGGCCAACAAAGGGCCAAGAACAGGATCGGTAACTGGTGAAGCAGGAGCGACAACGCCATTAGCGCTAGTCTTTTCAAACTGGCTACCGTCCGGGTTAATGAATGAAATCTTCAGTTCAGTATTACCAGACAAATCAAAATTAGTGGCAACGCGAAAAACCTTACCAACTTCACCTACTTTTAACGACACAAATTACTCCTAACACTTATTATGGAATCATCAATTAAACTTGAACGTGATTCAGTTGGTTTTATTGTACTATTATTTGATGTGTTTTCCACTATACCACTAATCAAGCTTATATCAGAATCATCAATAATACTTGCAAATGAGTTGTCAATATATATTCTGCTCGACAATGAAGGAACAGAACTTCTTATTATTCCTGATACAGTTTCAACACAATCTTCAGTTACAACCTGCTCACCGCCGACCTTAGACCAAAGCCTCGATGCCCAATATCTAGGGGTGAAATACCTTGAAGCAAACATTAGCCCGCAACATCCTTAACAACTACAGACCTATTACCATCAAGATCAACCGTTGCCGTTATTCTTGTCTTGCTATTGTCAGCAGCTTTAATTACAACGCTATTAGTTGCTGCGCCAGATAAAACACCAACCGAAGCAGATAATATTAATTTAAGTGCTTCTTCTAATGAGTAACCATCCACATCACCGCCGGCGAATATATTAGCAACAGTTATATCATTCAGTGCTGCAATATCAGATTGAGCTTGCGTTATCCCCGCGTTATCTGGTGCAGTGTAATCAGTCACCACAAAGTAATCAGCGCTAGGTATTGATCTAGCATTGAATTCGGTACTTGTTGGTATGTTGCTAACATCAGCAGTCAGCCAACTACCTTGATTCAATTGTAATTCGTTAGTGTCAGCTAAAATACTTGTAATGCTTGCATTGTCTGGTGCGGTATAATTAGCCGCTAATAATGGGGTAGTAGGTATTAATAAAACATTGTCATTAATGATGGTTTGATTGGCCGGCAAAGTTGTGCCCGTATCAACAAGAATAGCTGTAGTGTCTGATTTAATTAAATCAACAACAGTATCAACATTATCAATTGCAGCAGTATGATCCGCCGTTTGAGCTGTACCACCTAGATTATTAAATGTTCCAGAATGCTTAGCATCATAATAAGTTTGAGTAACTACCTGGTAGTTTTCCCACACCAAAACAGAACCAGCAACGGTTACTTGAAACTTCAGTATTGCAGTTGTATTTGTATCGGTAGCATCAAGCGTAGCAAAGTAATAACCATCAACATCATGAACCGCATTACCTGCAGCGTTCTTTTGTGCAAATGCACCACCATCTTTACTTAGCTTCATGTCAGATTGTGTAATGATTAAACCAGTCTCAGGAGTTACGCCATCAGCAGAATTAGCAAAAGGGCCAAACCTGATTATTTGAGAGGTTGATTGTCTTAGTTCCATGATTAAAACCTTCTATTTCTGTATGAGCTGATTATAGCATTAATTGGCTTGTCGATAACAGTGACAGCACCAAGAGACGCACCAATATCAGAACCACCAGAACCAGAGCCTTTTAATGTCGATGAAGATTTTAAATTGTAATCAGGGGTTACAGCATTAGGATCTTCTAAATCATCAGTTATTACGCGATTATCAAACGCTACAGAAACCCCTGCTTGAGCGCTTGCCGTAGCATCACCTGAAGCTAAATAATCCCAATCAATATTTACATTACTTTTGTATCTAAAATCCTCAACAGCACCATTAAATGATAGTGTATTTTCAGAATTAAGCTTTCCACCTATACTAGTCCCGATAGAAACAGAATCCTTACCTCCAATAGTGGTCACTCTATCAAGAGATAATTGCCCAGAAATATTACCCCCATAAAAACAAGAGTAAGATGATCCTGTCGATACCCCGATAGTATTTATAACTTTAATATTACCGCTGTAACCGTTTGATAAAGAAAGAACTGAACTTTGTGATTTTAAAAAACAGTCTTTAACCTCTGAATAACCGAAACTAGGGGATGTATGTATACAAGCGCCACCAGCCGCCGCAAGATCAGCTTTAACGCCATACGCTCTATCGTAAGCGTTTCTAAAATAAAGCGGCTGAGCGTATTTATTAGTAGAATAAAATGTTGTTCCTTCACCCTTTCCGTTAACCTCATCACCTTCAAACGCCATTATTTTAATATAATGAGTAGCATCATCTGTAATTACAGGGGTTTTACAACTACCGTGAATTTGATAATTCCTAACTTTTATTACATGCAAGCCCCCCGTAATAGTTAAATCTGTAGGTATAGCAGCAAGGGCCGACGCAATAGAACTGTAATCGTCACCCACGACATTGCCAACGACAACAATAGTATCAGCCATTATGTTAGCCTCATATACTGTTGAAATTCGGCAAACGTTAATGCTATCTGACCAGTGTTTCTAATAGTCCAATAATCAGTTGTGTCATACTCAGGCTCTAGAAAAGTATATTTACTCACTAAATCATTAGAGGGTTCTAAAAATATTTCTTCAAGTAAGTATTCTAGCTCTTCTTTAGTTTTATCTGTAACGATCACTAATGAAAAGAAATAACCCCATCCTACACTTGAACCATGATGCGACATGTATGATTGCATTGTTTCGTTGTGAGTGAATACATGGTTACCATCAGTCACCGACAGTAATGTCGTTTTTTTTGCGCTCGGCGCCAAGTTTGAAAAATGTAAGTGTACTGGCATTAGCTCGCCTTAAGGTTTAATTAACCGTTTAAATTTACCATTTGCGCCCTGGCTTGTCGAATTTTGAAGCAGAACGGTTTGTTGACTTTGCACCAGTACCATCATATCTACTTGCTGATCTATTGTTTGATATTTTAGAAGGTGGCACCCAATTATTGTCAGTTGGCTTTTTGGTTATCGATGGAAATAGTGCGGCAACAGCCCAAATTCTAGCATCAGCTCTATCAGGAGATCTTAATCCCATGTAGCCGCCGGTAGTCATTGCTAATAATTGGTCCTCTATTTCAGGGAAATAACCAACGTGGTGAACTTTACCTAACTCATCAAGTGCAGCTATTGGCTCAGCTCGAACAACTTTACCCCTTGTAGCTATAACATGCTCATAAGGTAAGTTAGGGTTTTTGGCTTGAAGTACGGCGCGAACCATATCACCGCCAAAGTTCTTTTCACCATACACGCGATCAGCACTATGACGTTCGTAAGCACCATTAACAACATCAGCCCATTGTTCAGGAGAATAACGTCCAGATAAATCTTCTAATATGTAAGCATGATTATCAGTTCCTAAAGCAGCAACAACAATACCGACTTCATCAGAACGAGTATCTTCATCACCTGAACAACCTGAAGGATCAACCGCTATGATTACCCGTAACCAATCAGGCAATGAGCCCTCTTGACCTAATCTACGATTGACAGCTAAACACTGTTCAGTCCACAAAGCACCATCAGAATCATCAGCAAAGCGACCAAGCAAGAAACGATTACGCGCCTTTTCTGGTAATGCATCAAGAAACTCTAAATACTTGGGGTCTAGATTGTCGCGGTTATCACCAGGATTAATTAAATAAAATCCATAATCAAACGGGTGACGTTCAGGTAATTTTGTTTCAGGGTTCTTCTTCTCTATAAACCGTAAGAAGGTCCAGTGCTTTTTACTAGGTGGGTTGAAATCGTAGAAAGCCTTTAGGCGTAAACAATCTGTTTTTTGCGCTAATCGAGTTAATGCAAGGACCATTGATTGAAATGGTATTTGTGAACACTCGTTAAAATATAACGTTGCGAATTCCATACCTAATATTTTTTCTACACGGTCTTTATCATCGAGTCCACTAAACCAAATTTCAGACTTGTTTGGCAAAGTAAGATAGTTATCAGTTTTGTCTAAGTGAGCCTTTTCCATTAGACCAGGAAAACAAAGGGCCATTACTTTAGGTAGAGTATCTAAAATGATTGAAGCTTTAAGGGCGTTCAATCTAAATCTAAATATAGCGTGTCGCGAACCTGGTGACTTTAACGCTCTAATAACTACAGCTCGAACTAACAAGAATGTTTTGCCAGAACGTGAACCACCGCCCAAAGCAATATGACTAGCATCGCTGATCAATACATCCATTGCCTTGTCTTGAGCTTTAGTTAGCTCAAAGGCGTTTACGTCTTTAGTTGGTGGGGCTAGGTTATTGGTCATTGTTGCAATCTGATCTTATGAGCATTATTACAAGTCGGCATCTTTACCCTCGATTACAATAGTTAGTTTATGATCTACTTCAACAGTTTTATCCCAACCTTGAAGCGCTCTTATTTGTTTAACTGCATCCACTTGTGAATGAGTCTTGAATTTTAAGCCATCCTTGCCAACAGAAACTTCGCTGATAACACGAGCGGCTTTATCGTTAATTAAGTCACTATCTTTGAATGACCAAATTGATTGCTTCTTATCTTTACCGTCTGCATCTTTAATAGTAATTGTTGAGAAGTCAGCAAGGTCAGTTACTTTTGTTCTGGCAATATCGGTTAATATTTCAAGTGCTTCATCGCGTCCAAGTATTGCATCACCAGCAGACTCTTCGATTAATGAATTATAGAAAGCCTTAACCTGAGCTTGTCTAAGCATCTTTGTTACTGTTGAATCAGCAGAAGTATGGTTCTTAGCTTTCCCACCAGCAGCATAATAAGCTTTTCTTTGACTTAGATTACCCTTAACCATATTGATTACAGTTTTACGCTGTAAGTCAGTTAGCTTTGACATTAAGGTAATTTGTTTTTCACTGAAAGAGAAGTTACTCACTTTGCATGACCTATAATAATAATTGCATAAGCAATAACTACAATTCCGATAGCAACATATAAACCGCTCATGATATTGACCAAGTTATTATCCAGCTAAAAGATAACACCGAAACTAACGCAGATAAGAAAAGCATTAGTATCATTTTTGATGAGTTAATAATTCTTTGCTTGTTCATGTTGTTCCCCTTTATTTTGTTTCTCTTGGTTATTCTGTTGCAAATTATCTTTCGTAAACAAAACCGTTTCTTGGCTCAAAGTTATACCAGTATTTAAGCTCGCCTGTCTCAGCAGGGTTTTTACCTAGCCATTTTTTGCTTGGTTCAGGGTCGTGAACTATCCAGCCACCTCTATCAATAATTACAGCATGAGTAACGCCCTCAAAGTTCTTACTCGGCACAACGCCATAGAAAAAACCTTTTACAGCGTACATTGAACGCAGAGCATCTAAAGTAAGTTCTTTCTATGGATGGGCGTTAACGACTCCTTGGTATTCATATTTAGTACTAGCCTCAAGCCATTCCATAAAAGGAATATGCCAACTAGCTTCAGGATGTTCCATAATATTAATAGTATCTTCAATTTCTGTTTCAAAGAGGCTAGCTAATACCGCTTGCATACAAGTGCCTTTACCTTTATCAACTATCGTTTGGTTTACTGCTTTCATGTTAATTCCTTATAAAATCGGGCTATTCTGTTTAAGTTATTACCTTTACAGATAAAGGTAATGCGGTTTGTTTTTATTATCGGAGTCAGAAAAAGACATCATTCAGCGCCCTCGATTAATTTAGACGCCTTAATACCAAGATTGTCAGCTATGCCTTTAATCGTTGAAAGGCGAGGGTTACCATTGCTTATGGCTGAATAAAGCGTTTTCCTATTTACGCCCATTTTTTTAGCTAAATCAGAAATGTTAGTATCTGCATCAATACAAGCTTTTTTTACTGCTTTATGTAAATTTAACATTCCTGACCTTTGTTGACTCCGTATTACAGTATAATAGGATTATTCCTGCTTTTTGTCAACAATCCAATTAACTTAACAAACATTACAAATCATCTATCCAATTCGCTGAAACATCCATGGCACTAGATGCACCCTGACTAACTTTCGAAGCTATTGAAAACGTTGTGTTAGGCGGGTGAAACCTAACTATGCTTTCTATATCAAACGGGAAAGGCTGACCGGCTTGAACTGGTATACAAGCAACAACTCGACCGCCAGTAATAGCGACTGAATTTGTGGCGTACTCCATCAAGCTATTAGGCTCATCCAAATATTGAAACAACAATGAATCACCAGGAGCGACTTCGGGCTCAACCACCACTTCATAAACAGCCGTTTTTGTTGTGTCGGTAGCAAGTATTAAGCTTCTAGGTATGATTTCAGCCCTGTTTGCTATGTCTTGATATGTCAGTCTATTCCTAAGGGTTAACACGTTAGTTCGAGTTGTTCCAACACTCAGTTGAGTATGGCAAACACCGCTGGATTCATTGTCATACGTGACTTTGCCCTCATTGAACGCACCACAAGAAGCACCTTTTACAACTACGTCGGTAGTATTGCCGGCGTTTCTTGCTGCCCAACCTATACGAAAAATAGGATTGTTAACGCTAGGAACTAAATTACTATTTGCATACTGAATAACATGAACCAAAACTAAATCAGCTGATTCCTTTTCTTCGATATAAAACCTTATGCCGCCATAACCTAAATATTGAACACGTATCAGATAAACATTACCGAACGATGGATCAATATCTATATCAGGCCTTACATTCCAGTTATTTTTTTTGGTAAATTCAACCGTTGGCATAACACCACTGGTTATAGATACCCACGAACCCGCTGCTGAACCTGAAGAAAACAAGAAAGAACCACCGCCAAAATCAGGCAGTCTAGCCAATGCAACAACAACCGCACCATTTGATGTAAAGTTATAAGTTGGGTTCTGTGCTTTTAATGATGCGGCGATCTCATAAGCGTTATGTTCAACGGTTCCTGAGGTCAAAGACACACTATACGCAACGCCATCAATAGTTACTGTTGCTGTTTCAGAGCCACCCGCCGGTGTGGTTATGGTTAATTCTTGTTGCTCAAGCGCTCCATCCCTACCGTGTATTATCCCGTAGTCTTCACCCTGGTATCCAAAGGCAAAAGCTGACTCGCTATTAATAAATCCGGCTTGCTGCTCACTATCAATAACGCCTTCTGTGAAGATAGCGGTAAACCTAGCGATCAATCCCTGGCCAGCTTTATATTGCGCCTCTCTCTTTGTTACGATAGCTGAAACATTACTAGCACCAACGCCAGTAGAAGCAACAAAATTACCATCCACCGCTGAAGTTGAGCCGCCTAAGTTAATAGTTAACACATCGTTTCTAATTCCGTATTGTGCGGAAACTTGGAATAACGGCGCGGGCTCAGCTGTTGAAACTTCACCGAACGCCGTTTTAGGTATCAGTGAATCTAAATTTGTATTACCTGAAGGATAAGTCATTATACAGTTCTCCAAAAAAATGCTTTGCAATGATCAGCGCCTTCAATCCCAACTAGCTTCATCTTACCTTTGACAGTCGGGCCATGAAACAATGAAGGCGTATAGGTTGCATCACCAGCTTTAACATTGATCGCTAGTATTCTTTCATCACCGCCTGAAGGCTCTAGCCATTGACCTTGAGTTGTGCCAGGAACAATGAACGTTGCCATTCTTGGCTCTATGTAACCACCCGTAGGAGTAACGATATTCCCGTCAACATCAAAAAATACAATGACAAAAATACCATTCCTAAATCTTTCAGATATTAGGCCCGTTTCATAAGTGCCATCGGCAACAGGTATTTTTATTGATTCGTTGTTTAGTGGATTACTAAGCACGTTAAATATGTTAAATTCCAAAATCCTACCCCTTTAGTTAAGTTTATTTTGTAATTACATCATAGCAAAAAAGCCGATACTTGTGACAGTAGCGGCTTTTCTGGTTTTCTGTGAAAATCAATTTTATATTAAGAAGCTGATAATATTCGTTCGAAATTTTGATTTTGCACTTTGGCAAAGTTAGCGGTAAAAACATTTGATTCACGATAAGTTAATTTATTGCTATTAACTTGCCTGGGGTTTTCTGCGCCGTAATCAAGCGTTAAAATTTCATTGATGATAAGGTTTGAACTAAACGCTTCTAACGCTTTGTGTACTGTAGCAACTGATTCAGGCTGTGCATTTAACTGCATAGGGTTTACCGGCTCAACAAACGTTACATTGATACCTTTATTTTCGAACTCGCTAGCAATAGCTGTTGATAACGATAAGCTCGCACCAACAATAAACACTAGAATTTTTTTTACTCATTTTCATTTACGTCACTCCATCAAAGTAAGAATAAAATAATCCGACCTTGTTTATATCAACAAACAATCAATTTATCAATAAGCCATGGTACTTATAAAAGTTACACATAATGCTAATGCTGATCATTACTGAGATAACCACCATAGGAATTATGTAATAAGCTATGAATTCTGTTGTAGGATGCTTTGACATGGTTACCTCGTTGTTATGCGCTACCTAAGTAACGCAGTGTGGGGTTATTTAATGGCTTCTTTGTGCTTACATTTAGTGTTCCCATGAGCTGTACACCTGCGGCCTTTATCATCACGGTAAACACTCACAGCACCGCAAACACCATTAGGCGCGACCATTCCGTTAACTTTGCAAACGTAAATTATGTTTTTTATTTTCTTCTTGCTCATAATCTTTCCTTATAGCTTATTGTTGGGGTTGCTTAAGTTGCTTTAATGTTCTGAATGCTATGGTACTTCCTTCATCCATTCTTGATGATGGTAGCTTTTGAATTTCAAGCAATGCAGATTTTAATAATTCTATTTCTAGGTTTAAGTGGTATATGTGATCTTCTTCCCACGATCGATCATCTGGTTGTCTCATTTTATACCCTCTCTGTTGTTATAGTTGTGTTAATTAATAAGCTAAATCAACTTTAAATTCATGCTCGCACTTTTCACAGTAAGCATCTACATCACTACTTTTCTTAGTGCCCCATTCGCAAGCTTGGATATTATTATTTTCCCAAAAATTATCATCATCCATCAAATCAATATCTTCACCGCATTTAGGGCATTCACAATCAAGACTTATACTCCATGTAGCTTCTAATTTAACAATCTTTTTATCGTCACTCATTATTCATTCTCTCTTAGTTTGTTTATTTAGCTGAAGGAACATCAACGCAAGGAATTCTTTTAGTGAAATTAAGGCAATCTTCATACAACTGATTAATTCGCTTTACATCACGCCAAACAACACCAGCACCAAGGTTATGCTTTTTTTCTGCGGCCATAGTACTTTCACCGTTAAAAATAACATCCTTAACAGCTTCGAAGCGTTCAGGCTTTAGCTTGATGTATTTGCTTTCAGCAATAGCTTTAAATTGCGCTTGGTTCATCTTTTTTTTCACTGTTAATTTCCTTAATTATTTGTTGGCCTTTTTTACCGCAAAACAAATGCATGTAGCCAAGGCCTGATTTATAGCAAGTTTCATTTCTAAGAACGTCATTAGCGCATTTGTAGCAAAGCGCTTGTTTACTTGTTTTAACTATTCTCATAGATCACCTGTTTTTACTTGTGATTAAATTAACCCTTTTAATATGTGTTTAATAACTAACATCGTCCAGCCGTTACCGCACATCTTGTAAAGTTGAGTGTTACTAATGCCTGCGCTTAATAATGTATCAATATGATGCTCTGTCACTGTTTGAAGCCTGAAGCATTCTCGTGGTGTTAGCTTTCGTATTTCACCAGCAAGAACCGCAAAGTTATTATGCTCCCAACTGCAAGAACTAACTGTCGGGGTTTTGCTATTCTCTGCCCTAACCCCTCCAGAGTTATTGCCTCGAGGTCTTTGTAAAATGTACGGATCTGACATTGAGGTTTTAAAATACCTGGCAGTTAAGCAGTTAGACTTTTTATCAATTTCGCAAACATTCAAGTTATCGAAACCACTATTCATTTCCTTTCTTCTTTCTTTCTTAGCCCAAAAGCCATTAAGTAGTTTTTCTGATAAATAGTATTTACTATCAACGTCTCTCTCAATAATGTCAGCAAGCACTAAACCTTTATCTATTGGCTGCTCAACCTCAAAACTAGTCCAATAATATCTATTACGATTCTGAGCCGACACCAAGGCGCTATTGATTAAAATCTTATGCACATGACCTAAAGCGTTTTCGGTATGAGTTGTAATGTACTGCTCGAACTCCTTTTTCATCTTCACGTTTTCAATTAAGAAATTAGCTCCAGTGTTGCGATATTTAACGTGTTTCATGATAT